TAATTACCCTTTTGATTTCGCCTTTTTCGCACACGTGACCCCGGGCCGTTGCCCGACCGAAAAGGTCCCGGAGATGCGACCGCCCTACCTTTACTTTTTCTCAGAAGCACCTTTACTTTTTGCACAAAATCGGTTATAATAAGTAAAGGAAAGAGGTGGACATTCATGGTCTCATATGATGGACTTATCCAAAAGCTCAGTGAAATTGGGCTTACAAAGACCGCTCTTGCAGATGAACTCGGCATTTCATCGCGGACGGTTGCCAAAATTGGTCACGGCGAAAAAATTGCTGACCGTGTGCTTGAAAAGATCGCTGCGTTTTTGGACTGTAAACCGGAGGAACTGTATCGAAATATCTCGGACAACGCACTGCTGCAAACGCTGCGTGATGAAAAGAGCATCCGTATGCCCGGCGGTTTGTACCATGAACTTCAAGTCCGTATGACATACAACTCCAACCACATTGAGGGCAGCAAACTCAGCGAGGATCAAACCCGACTGATTTTTGAAACAAACACTGTTGATGTCGGAGAAGGAATCCCTGTCGATGACATCATCGAAACGGTCAACCATTTTCGTGCCATTGATTATGTGATAGACCATGCGGAAGAGCCGCTCACCGAGGACATCATCAAGGAACTGCATCGTATTTTGAAGCAAAGCACAAAAGATTCCACGCTTGCATGGTTTGCCGTTGGCGACTATAAGAAAAGAGCCAATGTGGTCGGCGGTAATGAAACCGCAAAACCAAAGGATGTACCGGCAAGAATAAAAGCACTGTTGCTGCACTATGAAGCCCTCGATGCCGTTTCGGTAGAAGATATCATTGAATTCCACTACAACTTTGAGCGTATTCATCCCTTCCAGGATGGCAACGGTCGGGTTGGTCGGTTGGTAGCACTCAAAGAATGTTTACGATACAACATTGTTCCGTTCATCATTGAGGATTCCAAAAAAATGTTTTACTACCGTGGTCTCTCTGAATGGGAAACGGAAAAAGGCTATTTGACCGACACCTGTCTTGATGGACAGGATACTTTCAGAAAGCTGCTCTCCATGTTTGATATCCAAGCATAATATCGTAGGTGAGGTCGTCCCTTTTTCCGGGGACGGCCTTTTCATCTATCACCGAGGTCGTGGTGGATCTTGGTGTGGCAGGACTGGCACAGGCTCATAAGGTTGTCCCTTGCGTGAGTGCCGCCTTTGGAAACGGGCAGGATGTGGTGAACTTCCTGCACCGGAGTCAGCCGCCCTTCCTTAAGACACATCTCACAGAGAGGATGCTCTGCCGCATAGCGGTCACGGATGCGTTTCCACGCTCTGCCGTACTTGCGGTTGACATCAGAGCTGCGCTCGTATTTGTCGTACCTGCGGCGCTCCTCTACACGGTGCTGTTCACAGAACTGTCCTTCACAGAGGTTGGGGCAGCCGGGGTGAGAACAGGGTCTGAGTGGTCGCTTGGGCATTCGTTCACCTCCTTCGGGCATGAGAAAAGCCCCACAGGATTGCTCCCATGAGGCTCGTCTTACTCTACTTCGCTGATTATATCATAGCATAAATGTGATGTGCTTATGGGTGCTCAAATGTGCTTATTTCGGTGCGACTTCAAACTACAATCGGGTCGTCCGGCAGTACTACATGGGTAAGAGCCGCACCGTGCCATCTGCGAACAGTGGATTTATCGGCGTGAAGTTCGTCTCCGATACGCTCCCAGGTCATGTTATGGATGTAGCGGTAGCGAAGAACCATGCGCTCATCCGTATTTGGCACCGCCTCAATAACGGTCCTCATCTGCGCCTTGAGGTCAACAAGCCGATCAACCTCGGTATTGATTTTTTCCTCCATCAACCATACTTTTTCAAGAACACGCACGAACGGAGCTTCCGTTGCACGGTTCGGGTTGTGATGTTCCTCAAAGCCGGGCGACCCGACGCTGCAGGCCATTTCCCGCAGCCGTTCCATCTCGGCAATATCCGAATCGATCCTATGATCGAGACGGTATGCTTGTTTTAGATACTCTTTTGCCGTCATAAGCACATTCCTCCTTGCACTTGCGTATTAAAAAGTTGCCATCGACATCCGTCAGCATTCCGTACCACTCCGAGTGGAAGAAACGCTCAATCTCCCGAATTTCCTCCGCTGCCGTTCGGCTGGCCGGATTTTTTCTCTGTCGGCGCAATGCCTTTCTGTAATCTTTGACCGCACTGATGATTATGGCATTGGCAAGATTCTGCCACGGATCTCCCGCTGCCGTTTTTCCGTTCTGCACGACGATACACCTCCGCATTTCGTTTTTCTCTGTTTTGTCTGCGTATGGCCTTGCGGCGATCGCTGCGTTCTTTTCTACGAATATTCGAGAGGGCTTTTCCGGCCGTGGGGTCAAAATATCCCTCCGAATTGTGATAATAACCGCTCATGTCTGCACCTCCGGTTCCGTGATCTCGATATATATGCCTGTCGGCTCATCCGACCAGCGTTTTTCGACCGTTTCACGCACGACCTGCGCATCGTCTTTCCAGAACCCGCACTTCGTCATACAGTCCTTCAGCATCTTCTGAAGATTGTCGGTATCGGGTCTGGTCGTGCGCCATTCGCCGTGACTGTGACTTTTGCCTTTCGGAAAGAGCCATATGGTCGACAGCGAAACCGCTCCTTCAAACGGCTTGTCCGGCCTGTATGTAAGCAGATGTGCGATTAGCAGCTTTTTTGCTTTCTTTACCGGAGAGGGGTCATAGAACACCGGCTTCCCGTGAACGATACAAACCTGCTTTTCCTGCGCCGTAGCTGTCGGCGGATTTATCGATAAAAAGAAATTCAATTTTCTACACCTCCGTGATCGTTGATTCTTCAATTCCGTTTTGTTACGTTGCTCTCCGCAGAAGCGGAAGGGCGGGCGCCTGAGCCCTTCCTGCTTCGGGAGTGTAACGACCGTTCTTCTCCCGTTATGTATATAAAGGGAGTTTAGAAGAAGAAAATCGGACTACTCTTTGTCAGGGACAGTTTTCACAATAACGCCCTTATCCAGAGAGAACTCATCGCCCATCTTTTTCAGGCGCGAATAGATGGTCTTATCGATCAGCCCCATATATTCCGCCATATCCTTCACCGTGACCTTGCCGTCCATATTGAGTGCGTCGAATGCGGTGCGAAATTCGTCTGCGGCAGAGTCGGCGGATTTGCATTTCGGATTGCGGAGCCGCCCGGCCTGCAGGGTGCCCTGAGCCGGCATTGTGCCGAGAGAGCCGTTCGCATCGACCTTGTGAATCGGATACTCAAACCAGAAATTAACGGGCTTGATGTTCGGAAATTCACGCAAGGACGATTCCAGCCGCCATGCGGTTGCACCGCCGTCACGGACATTGTTTTCGATATCTTCGGATAGCTCCAACTGGATCATGTCAAGCTGCGCGTCCGGGTCACGGGCAAACACACCGGAGCCGGACGCTCTGTCCATAGCCTTCTTCATACCCTGTGCACCCTTTGAGTGATGATGGCAGTAAATAGCGCTGCAGCCTGTCGCCGTGCATATCTTGTCGAACTGGTTGCAGAATGCGCCCATCTCGGATGCGTTGTTTTCATCGCCCGTGATGACCTTGTAGATCGGGTCGATGATGATCGCATCAAAATGCCTGTCCCGCACACGGCGAATGAGTTTCGGCACCAGCTGATCCAAAGGAACCGCATGACCGCGAAGATTCCAGAGAACGATGCTGTCCATATTTTTCGGCGGGATGCCGAGCGCCTCGTAAATTTTCAGTAATCGGTTGACCGCGCTTGCGGGGTCAATCTCAAGGTTCACATAGAGCACTCTGCCTTTTTTGCAGGGAAAGCCGAGCCAGGGGCGGCCTTCCGCAAGCGCCACACACAGCTCCATGAGGAGAAATGACTTTCCCGCTTTGGAAGAACCGGAGATCAGCATTTTGTGACCTCTCCGCAGGATGCCGCCGATGAGTTCCTCCGGCAACTGCGGAGGGGCATCCTTATAGACCGACAGCGGCTCCATATCTGGTAGTTCGTCCGTTACCCCTTCCACGAAATCCATCCAGTCCACCCACGACTTTCTGCCGATGTTGGTGGCGGCAAGATACTGCCGATTTCCGTTTCGAGTCACACCGGGCATACGGGAGAGCCGGGACGGGTTCCTGTTCTGCTTGTCAACGGTCAGCCCGTTTTTCTCAAGGAAATCATAAAGAAACTCCACGCGCTTTCGGTATTCATCGTAGTTTTCGGCATCCACATGAACGATGGCATGAAGACTCTTGCCGCCGCTGTGTACGAGAGCAGCCACAGGAAGCTCCAGTTTGCGGTAGATGACATCCTGCTCGGCAACGGGCAGAGTGTCCGATTCAACGAGCGCATAGCGGAAACGGGTCACATTTTCATTTTTTACGCCTGCGCCGTCCAGTGGATTAAAGCGTATCCATGCGCCGACCTGCGGTTTCCAGTCTCCGACCGTTGCACCGAGGTCGTTCGGGTGTTTCCGAACGGAAGCGATAAGCTCCGCTGCGGTGCGGTCATACACGCCCTTGCTCGGCACCCATCTGCCGTCCGCATCCTGCCACACATCGTTTGTCACATATCCGACCTTATCGTCCGGCTCAAACAGCAGTTCCAGGTAGGTGATCAGATCCTGCGCAGGATTCCATGCCGCAGGCGGTACAAACCCGGAAAAACCGTCCGTAACGCCGTCGTATTCGATGGTGTCGTCCCATGCCATACAGCCGTCCTCACCGAACACCGTCCATCCGCGGTCCTTTGCCATCTGGACGATAGTGCCGCCTTTTACGGGTGTTCCGCTGCCGTGAAAGCCTTTCCATTTACGCTCACATTCTCCCGGATGATAGCGGGGATCGTTTCTTGACCAGTCGTCCCATATCGAACAGGGATAGCCTTCCTCTTTCAATGCCATGCCGACGGATATCCACTCGGCGCGGGTAAGCTGTGCGACATCGATTGCTCGTAGAGCCGATAAAAGATTACTTTCCATTAAATTACCTCCTGCGGTCTGTATGAAGCGGCGTTAAGCCCGTATGGAATACGCCAGTTGTTATTGGCAAGCCGGGAAATAAGTGCGCTTGCATCGTCAAACTGCCATGTGCCGACCTGCCGAAAGCCGTAGCGTTCCAGGCAGCGTATCTGCTTCGGAGTTGCAAGTCCCGCATCCTGCCGAAACTTGAGCCGGTCAATGAGCAGAGAGGCAAGTCCGGCATTTTTCACGCTGTCCGCAAAGATGCCGCGCTTTTCCAGAAATGCGATCTGCTTTTCGGAAGGCGGCGCCATTTCCCATGTAAAGGTCGGCACATAACTTGTGAGATCCTCCGCAGCAATAGACAGTGCATACTGGAGTGGGTCGACCAGCTTTCTCTTGCGGTTTCGCATTTCGGCAAGTTCACGGGCAAGTGCCTCCTCGCGCTCGGCAAGGACATCCCGTTCCGCCTGCTCCTCGGTTTCAATTAGGTCATAGACATCATCGTTTTTCATGATCTGCTCGTCTATCTTCTTGGCAATCTGCTCGTCGCGGCTGACAAGAGAGGACGGACGGCAGAGATCATGCCTTGTCGTCATCCACAGAAAGTCAAGAAGCAGAAGGTGATCCTTGCCGGGGGACAGTCTCATGCCACGGCCCACCATCTGCTGGTAGAGAGAGCGTATCTTTGTGGGGCGAAGGACGACGATACAGTCGACGGCGGGACAGTCCCAGCCTTCCGTGAGGAGCATACTGTTGCATAAAACATCGTATTTACCGTTTTCGAACGCCGTGAGTATCTCGGAGCGGTCTGTACTGTTACCGTTTACCTCTGCGGCTTTCATTCCGGCGGCGTTCAGCATGGCGCAGAATTTCTGCGAGGTTGCAACAAGCGGCAGAAACACAACGGTTTTTCTGCCTTTGCAGTAGTAGGTCATCTCGTGTGCGATTCGGGCAAGATACGGTTCGAGTGCGTGCCCAATCTCTCCGGCGGCAAAATCCCCGTTCGATACGCCGACATCGCCGATATCCAGTTCGAGCGGTATCATCTGCGCACGGATCGGGCACAGATAGCCGTCACGGATCGCCTCGGTCATGCTGTACTCATAGGCCTTGGAATCGAAGTACTCTCCGAGATTTTTCATATCGCCCCTGTCGGGAGTCGCCGTAACGCCGAGAATGTTTGCATCCGAAAAATGGTCAAGCACACGCCTGTAGCTGTCCGAGAGGCAGTGATGCGCTTCGTCCACGATGATGTCCTGAAAGTAGTCATTCGGAAACCTGGCGAGTCTCTTTTCCTGCGCCAGAGACTGCACCGAGCCGACCGTCACCGGCAGAAAGCTGCCAAGGCTCGTTGACTCCGCTTTTTCAAGTACGGAATCCAGCCCCGATGCCTCCCGCAGCTTATCTGCCGCCTGATCGAGCAGTTCTCCCCGATGTGCCATGATCAGCACACGGTGGCCCTTGTTTACCTGGTTTTCCGTGACCGAGGAAAACACCACGGTCTTGCCGCAGCCTGTCGGCAGGACGAGGAGCGTCTTTCGATACCCCTCGTCCCATGCGGCAAGGATCGCCTGTTTCGCCTCGGCCTGATATGGTCTCAGCTGAAACATCCGTACCCCTCCTTAAGCAAACGGCAGGTCATCGTCATCCGCGAGCTCTGTCCAATCGCTTCCAGCGGGGAAATTTTTCTCATCCCAGTCATAGAAACGGTCGAGGTCGTTTGCCTGACGTTCATTCCCGTCACGGTCGGTGTAATTGCGAGGCTTGAAATGCGCTCGACCACGGCTGCCGATCACTCTGTTCCAGTCCATCACGAGACGCTCACCGTGCTTTTTCTGACCGATGCAGCGGAAGAATGCCGACAGCTTCCACTCCATCGACTTGTAGAGGAGCAGGTCAGTATGGATAACGGCAATGCCCTGGGGTGCACTGACTTGCAGCGTGAGTGCCGCCTTGTTGCAGGCAGGGATCTTCTGACCGCCGGGGAACCGCCCGCGCTCAAAGCCGGTGACCGTGAAGTTGTAATCGCCTTCTTCGAGAATGACGAATTCCTGGCCGTCGCTCTCGATAGCGTCGTCCCAGTCAAGGAACATATTCTGATTGTTCTGATAAGTATCTGCCATAATGATTGATCCTCCCGTTTTCAGTTCTGTGCCGACTTTTCGGCATCGATGAGTTCTACGATTTGCGGCCAGTATTTGATCAGCCAGCCGTTGATGAATTTATCCCCGTACCGTGCGACCGGCACATCATCGGCAAAGTGCCCTTTTGCCGCCACAACGCGGCGCACCTCTTCCTCCGTGACTCCGCTTTCCGCCATGATGCAGCGCAAACGCTCGTATGCGGAATCCTCCGGCTCTTCGGCAGACGGTTTCTCTGAAGAGACATTTTTCTTCGCCGCTTCAAAGGCGAATGCAATGTTGTCATAGTTCAAATCTACGGTTTCCGGCATCGCAATACGGGTCTTGGCATCCCAGGCAGGGTGATGCGTGGTGTAGATAACACGCTTTCCGCCTTGCGCCTTTTTCGTGTCATTCTCGGATGTGACCACAAAGGTTTGGTAATTGCAGAAAAGCAGCATATCGCACCACTCTTTGAGCAGCGGTGCCGTTTGCTTCGACAGCTTCATTTCCCATCTGTCATAGGCTCCCATCTCGTCTGGCTGCTCGAACTTGCGCATTTTGGCATGAGCGGTAATAACGACATGGATGCCTGCAGCGATCACAAGGTCGCAAGCGGCAAGCAGACGGGAAAATTCCTCGCCCATATAGGTGTAGCCTTTGCCGTAGCCAAAACTCTCGATACTGTTCTGCTTATATTTGGCACAGAGATATGCCGTGATAAGCTGCTCCGCCCAGTCGGCGGTGTCGATCACAAGCGTTTTG